TCATATATTTCGGGCGTTGTCTTTTAATGAGAGAACCAAATCAAGACGTTTTCCTACTTCAGTATTGGCCTTTTTAAGGTCTTCAATTCGAGCGTTTTTCTCATCTAACAGCATTCTTAATGCCTTGATTTCCGCCTTTAAACTCGGAATATCTGTGTTCACGTAATGACTGTTTACCACATTGTTGTTTCCGACAACTGACGGGTTATCTGTCTCATTTCTGTCTTTAAGCAGAAATAAATCATCAATACTACAATTGAGTATTGAGGCGATTTTTACAAGTGTTGAAGCTCTTACGTCGGGTCTTCTCTCGATGTTGGCCAACACTTGATGTGTTCGTTCTCCCCACAAAGCCTTACAAAAAGCCTTTTCAGTAAGATTTGCTCTTGCTATCAACTCTCTTAATCTTCCTGTTTCTAATTTGTCAAAGTCGTATTTCATACACGAATTGTTAAATACTGTCAAATAACAGAGATAAACCCTTTCAAATGACAGTAATATTTATTTTTCTGTTTATATTTGCGTCAAAATTAGTGATTAAATTTGATATGATGAAGGAAATTAACAGGAAAGAGTCGTTTGTAGTCCCTGGGGACTACTACAGAAAACTGGAGAGAAAAGAGAAAGGAAAGTTTCTTGACTACTTGTCATTCCATTACGGAATGAATGTCAACACGACCAGGAATAAACTTCTTGGCAATAATGGTCAAGAGCTGAATACTCTCGAAAGAATGGTGGTTACTGACGTTATAAATCAAGGACTATGGAAAGAATCGAATTTCACTGCAGCCCAGACGGGAACGTGTATTTCCGGCGCAACGGGACGGAGCCGAAACGATTGACAAAATTTGAAACGGAAGTCGTTGATTTTCTGCACGAAATGATAAAGTACAGGTTTCCGGAAGCTTATACGAGATTAGCCTGCTTGTATCGTGGCAGAAAGTTTGAGATGATAGACAGGTTCGTGAGGTGCAACTTCGGAGAACAGGATTTCCTGTCATATGATGTTGATAATGTAGTCCTAAATTTTGAGGAGGTCAGGTGCCCTCTACGTGGCATATGTGAAAACGAAGGAATTATATGTAAGCCTCAATCTACTGTCCCATTATCCGAAAGCGAAAAAGAGATTGTCAATCTGTACTTGCAGGGGTATAGTTTCAGTGAAATCGCCGGTATCCTGACCAAGAATCAGAAGACGGTCAAAGCGCAGCTCTATCGCATCAAGACGAAACTCGGCGTGAGGAACTGCCGGGAAATCATCAAGGTTTTACGAATGAAAAACTACAAATAATATGAAAAAGTTTGGGTCAGTATTTAAAATCAACCTTTCGGAAAGGAATCTGCAGAACATGTATGCTCTGCTTGATGAGGAAGCCAAGCATTTCTCTATGGGAGTCGCAAAAGCGGTAAGAGGCATGCATACAATCACTTTGAGATTCCGCACTGAAGACGCTATGTATTTTGCGAGACTGATAGAAAAGGCAGAACATGAATGATGCATGTCTGGTGTGTATGCATGCAAGAAATTGCATCAACGGGCGATGGTGCGACAAGTTAAAAAGTTACGTCGAATATAAAGAGGAGATAATGTGTAATGAACAGAAAAGATATGAACAATATAAGCAGGGCTGCCCAACTCTTGATTAATCAGGGGGCATTGCCGGATGATTTTGATATAATACAGATATCGGGCTGTGGCGTACTTGGGTATTCCGAGTCGCACGACATGAGCGTCATGTGGACTCCTTCAGGGTATGCGTATAAGAGTAAAAACCATTACGAGGTCGATGATTCTGCCAGTATAGTATACTGGAATGAAGAGGAAAACAGACCAGTCGTTATGAGTCCCTTGCTTTTTCGGAGGGCCAGAACATTAGATATAAAATTGTGATTGCGCAATTCCGCAATCGTGCTGAGCAATAATTAGAGAGTATTTTCCGGAATTTTCTCCGGAAAATACTTTTGCAAAAGAAGCAAATCTGAATATATATGATAAAGGTAGAAGACATATTGAATGCCACCAACGGTGGTCTCGACATTATTCTTGAGCTGTATCCGCAGGCGAAGGCATGTGTCGATGGCTCGAAAAAGCATTTCGCCATCCGTAACGAGAAGACACCTTCAGCAGCATTGCGCAAGTACAACTCGAAGAGTTATGGCGAGATATGGCAGGTGACTGACTTTGGAGGTGACGGGCGCGGAGAGAATGCCGTGACCCTGTATATGCGTGAGAATAATATTGATCGTTCGCACTTTAACGAGGCAATACTGCAGCTTGCCGCGAAGTATGGTGTAAGAGACGAACTCGACCATACTGTCAACAAGCCTGATATACGCCAGCGTCCAGCTCGACAGGATGAAGCGGATGGAAGCCGCAGCTTCGCCCTGAACGAGAAATTTACGGACTTCGAGCTCAAGGTGTTCGGTCCGAATGTGACACAGAAGCACCTCGATGAGCTGCACTGGCACTCCGTGAAATGGATTACCAACGTCAAGGATCGACGCGTGACGGAAAAGTATTCCAATGCTCATTACCCGATTTTTATGCGTGAGTGCTTGATAAGCGAGGCGCATGGTGATAAACCGGAGCAGAAATTCTACAAGGTGTACGAACCCCTTAACTGCGAAAAGGGATTCCGCTTTTCGTACACTCCTGCAGGTAAGAAGCCGCAGCATTATATCAACGGACTGTCGGAATTGAAAAAGGCTTATAGTAAATACAATGCTGAACAGGAACGAGAATGGCGTGATTCTCATGACGATGACAAACCTTACAAGATGCAGAAACTGCCGGAGGCGTTTATATGTTCCGGAGAGCGTGATTCGGTATGTTGCCGCAGTATGGGCTTCCATCCGCTATGGTTTAATAGCGAGACGTATCAGCTGTCGGGCGAGGAATACAAGGACATCATGAAGTATGTGGAGACTCTATACAACATACCGGATATCGACGAGACAGGACGGCGAAAAGGTAAGGAGCTTGCTCTGAAATTCATCGATATACATACGGTATGGCTCCCCGAATGGCTTACTACATATCGTGACAACAGGGGGAAACCGCGTAAGGATCTGCGTGACTGGATGGAACTGCGTCCGGAGAAGCGTGACTTCAAGAACCTGATGAAGCTCGCCATGCCTGCGAGGTTTTGGGTGAGCATCATGCAGAAAGACGGTAAGTGGAAATATGAGATGGATACTGCCTGCCTTTACAATTTCCTGCAGCTTAATGGATTCTACGCCCTGCACGATGAGAATGCTGCTACCACACAGTTCATTCGCATCTGTGGAAATATTGTGAAAAAGGCAAACGTAAAAGACATTCGCGAATTCATCCGTCGCTGGGTGGTAGAGAGATTTGAAGACAGGGGCGTCCTCAATCTGGTCTTGAACTCCCCTAAACTCACAGCCGCTTCGCTTGAGAGTCTGCAGGAAATAGAACTTGATTTCACCACATATACGCCTAATTCTCAATATTTCTTTTTCCCGAATAAAACAGTTGAGGTCATGAAACCAGTTCCTGGTGACAATGGCGGCATGAAAGAATATGATCCAGGCGCTGACGCCTTGCACAACTATGTTTGGGAAGATGATGTTATACCGCACAAGTTCAAGCGTCTGCCTGATATGTTCAAAATATTCCGGATTGAAGATAATGGGAAAACAGAGCTTGATATTGATGTGATGGATGTGAAGAGTCATTTCTTCGGTTATCTTATAAACACGTCGCGACTGTATTGGCGCAAAGAAACGGAATCACGTTTTGACGGAGATTTGGCTTCTGCCAAGGCGTATTTGTCATCACATCCATTTGAGATAGCCGGCGAAGGTCTTACTTCTTATGATATAAGAGAGCAGAAATTAAACCTTATCAACAAAATCTTCACTATGGGATATATGCTGCATAGATACAAGGATTTTGTTCGCGCCTGGGCTCCCTTGGCAATGGACAACAAAATAGGTGAAGAGGACGAGTGTAATGGCCGAAGCGGTAAGTCTTTCTTCTTTAAAGTTCTTTCGTTTATGATGAAAACTGTGAAACTGTCCGGGCGCAACCCTAAACTTATGGACAACCCCCACGTATTCGACCAGGTCACGCAGTACACGGACATGCTGCTCGTCGATGACTGCGACCGATATTTGAATCTCGGATTATTCTATGACAATATAACGAGTGATATGACGGTCAACCCTAAGAATAACCGCTCGTTTACTATCCCGTTTGACGAATCGCCGAAACTCGCTTTTACAACTAACTATGTTCCGTCAGACTTCGATCCTTCTTCAGAGGCTCGTAGCTTATATATGGTATTCAGCGACTGGTATCATCAAAAGACGGAAGATAACGACTATAAGGAAACACGCACCATCCGTGACGACTTCAACAAAACCCTCTATGCTTTCGACTACACAGAGGATGAATGGAATGCTGATTTCAATTTCTGGATGCAATGCTGCCGGTTCTATCTTTCTGTAAAAGATTCCGGAATAAAGCCACAGCCTCCGATGGCGAACATGGAGAAACGCCGTCTGAAGGCTGCCATGGGGTCCAACTTTGAAGATTGGGCCAATGGATATTTCTCTCTCGAAGGAGGTCACCTCGATGTGGAGCTGCCGCGTGATGATGTCTTCGCCGATTACATCCGCTTCGCCAACATCAATCGTATAACGATGCAGAGCTTCACCAAGAAGCTGAAGAACTTCGTGAAGCTTTGCCCGTGGGTCGAAATCATGAATCCTCCTGAGATGTGCAACAGTTCCGGTCGTATCCAGAAGGCTGTGACGCTCGCCACCGGAACAGTCAAGACAAAGGATATGATATATCTGCGATCCGTCAAGACTGCTACTTCATCCACGCCCGAACAGCCAGACCTCTTCGATCCCGACGACGACCGTCCGTTCTGACCAGGATTTCATTATATATTCAGTATGCTTTGTCAGAAGCCACCCTGCAACCTCGCATGGGTGGCTTCTCGCATTTCAAACATACCATCCCGATATTGCATGTGCCGACATTTAGAACAATTCACCCCGGCCGCATTTTTGTTTCCCCCGGACCCCCTTTCTTTTTTTGTACAAAAACTTTGTGATTTTGTAATAGAGAATTTGAAAATCACGGAAACATAAGTAAATAAAGGGGTTTTGGGGCATCACAAAATATCACAAACTTGCATCACAAACTTATCACAAACTTTTCGGTTTTGTTATATTTACATTTCGTTTTTCATCATCACAAACTTGATTCTTGCATCACAAAATTGCTATATTGCAAGAGGATTTTTGTAAATAGCTGATTCTAAACTGAATACAGACCTTATCACAACTCTCACAAAATTGCAAACTTTTCGTGCAAAACTATAACAGCTTAGCTTGAAAGAAGAATCTTTAAATAAAATAAGTCTGTCAAAAGACAGTAATATAGGACAATTTTTATTATATTTGCATTGTCATTTACCTTAAGCATATTGATAATGAGCAAATTTCTTGTCTATCTTAAAGTCAAGCCTTTCGTGCGACAATGGCTTACGTTCCATTTCGGGGAACCTGTGTCCTTCCCAGCCCAAAGTGCGGAGAATGCCTGTCTGCGCCGGTTTCTCTCCAGACTGCCGTCGGGTAAGAATCCTGACATGCAGGCAGAAGATGAAGTTGCCGTGTGTCTTCCCGACTCCAAGCAGAAACCGCTGATAACGTACAACTATCTCAGTCCCTCAGCCAAGGCTGCCGTGATTGAATGTATTGAGGATACTTTCCGACTGCAGATGTGGAAGGAGCTGAACGGAGTGGAGAGTTGTGGCTGCTCAATACTGACTGGTGTGAGGGCGTGGTGCGAGGGTAACGGCATCTCTCTTGACTACGACTATACTCTGAAGATGCGTTATCAGCGCATGCGCAACGCATATCTGAAGAATGGGGTTGACCTGCGCTGCCGCACAAGGATAAAAGACTCTGTAGAGAAATATTAGGTTAATAAATATAAAAATCATACGGACAAGATGCGCGTTTATGTTCGCAGACGTTCATTGCCGTTCGTATTTTTTTTTTAAATAGGCTTATGAATGTAAAAGTGATAGTTGGAATTGAATTTATACCTTGCCGAGACTTAGGAGGCTTGGTCTATACTGGTGAATCGTCTGTCCGTTTGCCTGATGGTTTAGTTTGGGAAAATCTGTGCATAAAGGTTCCGGCGCAGCTCATTGTAACGGAAAAATATGAGGATAAGGTTAAAATATATACCGCAACATTGAAATTTCTGACAAAAGACAGACTGTCTCAGGGCGACAGGTATGCTTTCAGGTTGCGACTGTCTGACGGCAAGACTCGTCTGATTGGTTCTGATGAACGACCTTACCCCGTCGTTCTCTCGCAGGAGAATTTGCCGGATTCGGTGAAAGACAACCAACTGAATGAGGTTACCGTTACCTATTCTTCGCCCCGGAGTATACCTTATATTATATAAAGGGTATTTTCTTTCGCCAGTCCTGACACATACCTTTGCGTAAAAAGATATTAGTATGGAATATGCATTAGTTATATCTGGCACGATTGGCGGTTGGTGGAATGGTTGTTCTGCCGACTATGTTCGCTATACTCTTAACAAGAACAAAGACAAGGTCGTACATGTCGGTTTTTGCTCCCTCGGAGGCTTTGTCAAGGACGGGCTTGAGATGTACCAGGCTTTTAAAGACCACGGTAATGTTCATGCTCATGCCTTTGGTATGAATGCTTCTATATCTACAATAGCAATGCTCGGATGCAAGTCTATTGACATTGTGAAGGGGAGTTTCTTCCTGATCCACAATGTCTCTACTTTCATCAACAAATATGAACAGGCTAACAAGGAGCAGCTTGATGACATGATCAAGAAGCTCCAAAACGAAAGAGCTGAGCTGAAAACATTTGACGATGTTCTTGCACAGCTCTATGCAGACAAGACAGGCAAGACTACTGAAGAATGTCTCGCACAAATGAAAAAAGGCAACTGGCTTACTGCACAGCAGGCTGTAGACTTTGGACTTGTCGATTCGATGCGTGAAGATAAGGCTGCTGAAGATGCTGCTGATGAGTTCAGCAACCAATTCGTTAATTTGTATACATTTTCCAATCAATTTAAGGATGCAGGCATACCGCCGTTACCTCAACCACTGGCCTCGGAGGATGTCGCTGCAAGTGTAGTGGCATCCGTGGTTGACGGTGACGGCAATCCAACTCAGAACTTCTTGCAAAAGACGTGGCAAGGGCTTCAGAGTCTGCTCCGTAATCCACACGCAAACCTAACATCTCGTAAAATGATCAAGATTTTTAATTCCGTTGCCAAACTTCTTAATAAGGATGGCTTCGAGCCTGATGAGAAGGGCAACATCTCACTCACGCAAGAGCAGATGAAGATCATTGATTCTCAGCTCTCCGATTCTGCAGAGGCTATCAGCAAAAGCGGACCGGCTATCAAAAAACTGAAGGATGAACTTGAGTCTGTGAAGAATGACCTGAAAGAGGCTAACGAAAAGATTGCCACACTTAAAGGTGCTGCTGGCGAAGAGACAAAAAATAACCCTGGTAGTGGAAGTGACGCTTTCTCTGCTCAGGATCTGTTGAACTTAGTTAAAGATGTGTAGTATGGCTGACGTAAAAAAAGGAAATATCACTTTCTCTCCGGAGGAATTGTCGCGTACATTTCAGACGTACCGCAAGGATCTTATTATCCTCCCGATGCTTGCTATGAGTGCAATGCTTCAGCATTGTAGTATACGTACAGGCATCCGATACCGTGAGACAGTTGGACAGATGGGAGGAAATTTCGAGATCGGAAATTACAAGAAAGACAAGATTGGAACCGGCGATATCTCTATCAAGGGTCGCGTCTTTGAGACTTTCTTTGGTAACTGCATCGAGCCGATAGACCCTAATGCTATATACCAGTCTATCTGGGGTAGCAATATCACCAAGGGTGACGGTCTCAAGAATGTTCCGATAGTGCTGCAGGTATGTAGTTATATCATGAAGAAGCTTGGTGAGAACCTGTACCGCAATGCTTGGAAAGCTAAGCACGATGGAACTAAATTCGATAAGACAGCGGACTTCTTCAATGGTCTTAAAACCATAATTGATATGGATATCGCAGGAACCAATGAGGATAAGGAGGTCAAAATCTCTGCTGATCTTGGCAACCTGTCTACTTCTGCAGAGTCCATTTCCAAAGAAAATGCCGAAGATGTGCTGAAGGACTTCTTCTGGAGCCGTTGCGATATTCTGCGTGGTCTGCCGCTCAAGATGTTCATGTCGGATATGACATATCATCATTATACGGAGGCATACCAGCTTAACCATGGAGCGCTGCCGTATAATCAGAACTACGACAAGAGAACTCTCGAAGGTGCTTCTAACGTTGAGCTTGTTCCGCTGTCTAATGTTCCTGACGACTTCCTCCTTCTTACTCCTAAGAGCAATATTTATCTGCTCTTCAACCAGAAGACGGATGATGAGAAGTTCATCTGCGAAAAATCACTCAAAAATCATTACGATGTAGATTTCATCGCGAATATGTTCTTCGGCACTCAGTTTGAGTCTGTCAGCAAGGAGCTGTTCTCTGTCTACATGAAGCAGGCCGGCTAAATTGTATAACTGCAAAATTTAAGTGTTATGTCTAAATGTACAGATAAGGAATCGATATATGAGGATATCGAGATGTGTCGTGGTAAGAAATCTCTTCCTGGAGTTCGTGGCTACGTCTTTGGCATAAGCAAAAGGGATATCGTATCTTGGCCTATAATCGGCGAGGGCAAGAAAACCCCGGATGCTGCACTGGCTGACGTTGCCAAGTATGAAGGCGACTTCGTTCTCGCCTCTGATAAGAAATGGCATAAGGTTGGTATGATTCCTAACGAGGGGCAGGTTCAGGTTGAATCACAGGGCTCGTACGGATCTAAGACTTTCAAGGTTACTGCAACTATTGTTGTGCCAGGTACGGAAGAGGAGGTTTCCGGATATATATCCGAAGCCAACAATGACGAGATGGTATATCTCGTCATGCAGCGCAACGGCAAGGCTCGCATGGTTGGTTCTGAGGCTTTCACTCCGGAACTGTCTCTCTCGCAGGATACAGGAAAAACGGCGACGGATGCGAATTCCACAACTATCTCAGCTGTAGTTGACGATGAATATCCGGCACCGTTCTATCCTGGTAAGATAGAGACCGCTGATGGCGATGTTTCAGGTGAGACTGGCAAGATAGCCTCTAAGACCGTAAGCTCGTAGTGTTAATTTATTTATAGGTTTCGGGCGGTTGTGGCATAATGGCCGTGACCGCCCTTTTATTAAATACGATATGATTGATAATGATCTAACAATGAAAATGAAAGCGTGGCTTGACAATGACAGCCACACTGACAGGGACGATATAATGGAGGGCGCACAGATGCTGCTGAAACTGAACCGCAATCAGGCTCTGTTTAATACGATTTCTCGCAGACCGGAGAGATACGTGTCTAAAATTGTATACGAGCTTGGGAAGTTCTTGCCGATGAGGTTGAACCAAATGACTTTGGCTGACGTCAAGCACCTCGATGCGGACCTTACACCGGAAATTGAGAGTGCTGTTACCGAGGAACCTGAAGACAATAATGAAAAGGGTCCTGAATCGATGGACTTACCGGCTCATGGCGGTAAACGCTCTGACCATGATTCGCTGCCGGAGAATATCAAGTCTATATGGGTGGAAAACGCGGATCGCTGGAAAAGAATAAAGCAAATATTCAATAACCTGAAGACTCTTTCACAGCCTTGCGACAGATATGAGCTGCTCATGCAGCTGAAAGAGGCTTGGTATAAATACAAAGCCGAATTTGAACGTTACGATAGTTTTGAACTGTCGGCAGATAATGTAGGGGGCGAAACCTCTCCTGTTGACTTCGCAAAGCAGATTTCTAATGCCCGCTCTTATATCAGTAAGAATGTTGACAAACTATTGCAACTGAAGGAAAAGGCTCTTTCGGATAATCCATCTGATAAAGATATTGAAAGGTATAAAAGCCTTTGCAATAACTTGAATGAGCGTCTTGCCCTTCTTCTTGACAACTCCCAGGTTGTCGGAGAGGATGTGTTGGCGAAACTTGCTGATGGTGGTGTCGAGATTAACAATTCTGGTAATGGTGAAGAAAACGAAAGTAAATCAGATACTGAAGCCCCTGGAGATTAATCCTACACAGTATTATCTCGGCACAGGGCTGCATACTCTCGGTCTGCTCGGTTGGATCCTGGAGCAGACCGGGCGTGCTGATGTTTATGTCAGTACTTTTTCTACTTCTGACGCTTTTCTGTCGGGATTCCACCGCTTGAGGAAAAGAGGACTTATAAACAACGCGTCTCTTGTGGCTGACCTGAAGGCTTCTAAAAAGACTGTGCAACTGTATAGAATTATGCAGAATTGTTTTGATCATGTCTATTTGGCGCAAAACCACTCTAAAATTGTTCTTGTGCAGAATGACAAGTACACGGTGTCTGTGATTTCATCGCAAAACCAGACTTACGGCGACCGTGCGGAATGTACCATGGTGACGACTTCTCAGGAAGCTTTTTATGAGCTTTTCTGTGGGTTGAAGCATATCGTTAATGACAAATCTCTTGAACTGAATGGATTATTCAACAGACTTACTGAAAAAGATAGAAGAGAAAGCAAAGGAGATGATGACCCCCTCGGAGATATCATTCCTTTTGGATATTGATGAGACAATTCTTGTTGATGACATCAATTCTATCGGCAATCCTGCACGCAGGGCCTTTTTCAAGGGTATGGCTTCGACCGCTAATGATATAAGAAAAGGCATCCGTGACCTTGCTGATGCCGGTTCACCTTTCTCTATCGCAGAATGTCAGCGCCTTATTACTCGGCAGTTGGCGGAAACAAAATTCTAATAGTAATAAACAGACATGAGCTTACCACTTGCCAGCATGGAGGATTACTCCATATATATCACACTTAGCGATGATGAACTGTTTGAGCGACGTATTGCTCAGACGGTTATTGAACGTATACACAGACTTCGTGGACTGTATGCTTACTGGCTGCAGTTTCCGCAGAAGTTTGATCAGGACATCGTGCAGTATGATATGGCAATGTTCAAGGTTGGCAAGTCGCAAGCTTATGATGATCTGCACCTTGTTCGCCTTATACTGGGCAATCTGCAGCAGGCATCAAAAGACTTTATGCGATGGAAAATCAACCAGGACCTCGAACAGGACCTGAAGGCTGCCCGACGTGCCGGAGACCACCGCTCTGTAGCTGCCATCGAGAAGAACAGAATCATCAATAACCGTACAGACAAAGAGGACGAACTGGAATTGGAATTTGACAAGATCATTCCGCAGCAGTTTGTTCCAGTTGATGACCCTACCGTCCTTGGCATTAAGAAACTGCCTGATTTGCGGAATAGAATCAGGGAACTGGTAAAAAAATATTCTGAAAATAGTGTACAGTTCGCTGAATATGAAGAACTGAAAGAGGATAATGGAGCAACAGATTAATAAGCAATATTTCAACGACGCGCAGCTCTATATGCTTAATATGGACTGTCGTGACGAGGTAGTCGTCGCTGGGCGTGGCTTGGGCAAAGGCGCAATACAGGCTCGACGCCTGCAGTCATGCTTTCAAGGCATGCCTGGTTCCATGGGTGGTTTCGTTGCCCCCTCGGTAAAGCGGTGTCTCACCAATATCCTTCCTTCAATGCTTATTCATCTTGAGCGGTGGGGATTCAAACGTGACATTCATTATGTGGTAGGTAAAAAGCCATGGAAAAAACTTCATTGGAAATCACCAATATTTACCCCGGCTAATTGGGAGAATACCATCTCTTTCTATAACGGTTCTGTATGTAATGTTATCAGCCAGGACCGCAGTGGAACGTCAAACTCTATGTCGCTCGACTATCTTATAATAGACGAGGCGAAGTTCATTAACTTTGAGCAGCTTAAAGATGAGACATTCCAAGCTAATCGAGGAAATGAAATGTACTTCTCTAATTTTCCCCTACATCATGGCATGACTATTACTTCAGATATGCCTATAACAAAAAAAGGTTCATGGTTCCTGTCGTATCGGGACAAGATGGATCCGGAACTTGTGCAGCTCATCGAGGGAATTGTTTACCAGCTATGGAAGCTACGGGTAAAGCGTGACAAACAGCCGGAGCGTGCACCGCTGATCGATAAGCAGATTGATTATCTTAACCGGCAGCTCTCTTTCTTCCGGTCGAAATGTCTTCTTTACAAGGAGTACTCGTCAATTGAGAACCTTGCGCTACTCGGCGAGGATTTTATTCGAAGAGCAAAGCGTGACCTTCCGCCGCTGACATTTGCCACGTCTATCATGTGTATGCGTATAGGCATCAGTGCTGATGGCTTTTATGGTGGCATGCGTGAAGATGTTAACATCTACACAGCGCCGAATGAATCCAGACTGAACTTGCAGGCAGTGAATGGCGGGAAAATCGAAGATGATTGCCGCCTCGACAGCGACCTTGACCCCAATCTGCCACTGATAATAGCTTTTGACGCCAACAACCTTATCAACTGGCTTGTGGTCGGACAGGTAGGCAGAGATGGCAAGTTACGTGTGCTTAAATCTTTTTTCGTTAAGTATGAGCGAAAACTGCCGGAACTGGTAGAAGACTTCCACCATTACTACCGTTACCATAAGCGGAGACAGGTGGTGTTCTACTACGATTCTACGTTTGTCGGTAACAACTATGCTTTGCATAATAATGATTTCCATAAGGATATTGAACAGACTTTGCGCAGATTGCAGTGGTCTGTGCGTCCAAAATATATAGGTAATCCGCTTGACCATCTGGTCAAGAACGACTTGATTAACCGTATGTTCCGTGGCAGGGCTAAGCATACAGTGCTCATCAATCGTGATAATAATCCGGATTTGCTTATCTCCATAACCTCTGCTGGTGTTTACAACGGCAAAAAGGATAAGCGTGGAGAGAAACTTGCAGAGACAGAGGAAGACAAGCTGGAAGGCAGAACCGATGGTAGCGATGCCTTTGACACGTTGTGTATTGGCGTGGAGCGTTTTCCTGTCGCTCAGACTGCAGGCGTGTTGCCTATAACATATTCATCTTAACTACTCTATTTTTCTGTTTATTTTCTTGGGGGTCGTCTTCGTGAGAAGCCGGCTCCTTTTTTAAGATACATTTACTACAAAAAAATGTAGTTTTATTTGTATAGTACGAAAATTCGTAGTATCTTTGCATTGTTAATTAAAACAATAAGAAAATGGAACAGAAGAAAATTTTAATGGAGGTTACTCCTGATGAAAAGGAACTCCTCGAAGCAATCAGAAACTACAACATTTCTTATCCGGACGGATATCCTCAGTTGCTTTGGTTTGCTCAAGAGTTGTTCGACAACATGCTTCGTCAACCTTACATTTAGAAGAACTTACCTCTCCTCCTTCGGGAGGATGAGGTATATAATATAAACTTAATACGCTCGATATGGAAACAATGACATTGGATAAGCCAGTAGTAATTACTGACATGAAAAAGAAAGTAAAAGACATAATGATGGCAATATCATGGAGGGATTTTGCCAACACTTATTTCCACAAGTCTTCATCTTGGTTTTACCACAAGATGGACGGCATTGATGGTAATGGAGGTAAAGGGGGATTCAATCAGGATGAAACGGAACAATTGCGTGGTGCACTGATTGACCTTAGCAATCGTATCAGGCGCGCTGCTGAAGAAATTTAGGCAGGTTCTTATTGACCTTAATTAACGCAAGTCGTCCGCGCCTACGGATGCATGCCCTGGTACTATAGTGCTGGGGCTTTTTTTATGCGGTCTTGCCTCATACCGAGGATAAACTTGCAGTTGCACGTTATGGCAATTGCCATAACCTCAAAATCACGTGTTTGCATTTCACAAACCTACAATTCGCCTACATATACCGCTCTGATAGGGAAAGGCAATTGCCAAAATAGCGTAGGGCGGTGGGGGCTGCTAAAGCAGAAAGCTGCGCTTTTTTCTGAAATCAAGCCGCTTACTCCTTGATTTTCAGATGCTTGACTTTTTTGACAGTGGAATTAACATGCAAAAAGCATGTTTTTTGAGTCGGTCTCGCGACTTTCAGGGCGTTGAAAGTCGCGAATTTTGCCCCTCGGAAAGAGTTTTGCAACACTTTCCGAGGGGAATTTGGTAAAAACAACCATTCTATTGAAGTCAATAATATGGTAGTTTTTGATGGATTTCATTAAATAGGTTGTACTCTCCCAATCTTCTGCTTTCTCCTGTAGAGAGCCATATCTTGTCGTCTGTCAGAAATTCGTTTTTACTGAGCAAAGGTACGCCGGGCGTTCTCGTGTCAAGTACCACTCTGTTATTTCTGCATAAAAAGTCTTCGGCAGCCTTCCGCACTTTCGTCAGTTGGCGAAAATGGGTATTCCGGATTTTTACTTGTAATTCCTTGCCTTGTGGAGAACTTGTTCCCGGCTGTATTGCTCGCAGCGTAAAAAGCGAACATCCGACCGACGGAAATAAAAAAAACTCTCTGCAGGGCAGAAGATGAAATGTAAAAAGCTCTTCTCCTCCCTCTGCAAATAAAAATTCAAGCTTATGAAGACATATAATATTTATGAGTATTTGCCTAAAAGGTTTTTCACTGTTAATCCTCAATATACGGCAACAAGAAGACTTGTTTACGCTTTCAAGGACGGTGAGAAATGGGCTACAAAATATGTTGCGGACGTTGTTGTTAACCTGCTTACAAAATGGTATGGCGAAAAGGCAAGTGATTTTGTTCTTGTGTGCGCACCATGTGCAAGCCAAAAGAAATACAACTACAGGTTTCTGAAATTTGCGGCTGATGTGACAAGACGAGCACACATTCAGAACGGTTCGGCTTATGTGAATATTTTCGGTCGCCGTGAGAGTAAACACAACAACGCTTTGCATGTTGTCAGTGAAAGCTTTGGCTATATGGTAAACTTGGACGCTGATTTCTTCAAAGGCAAAAAGGTGATAATCTTTGATGACCTGATAACAAGCGGTGCAACGGCAGAGGAGTTCAAAGAACAGCTCGAAAATGTTGGAGCAACAGTTCTTGGCGGTCTGTTCCTTGCAAAGACCGTTCACAATGACGGCATACGTGGAGCATATAAGGAAATTAAGTATAAACAATATAGCGCATAAAATTATGAAGAATTTTTCTGATTTGTGCCGTGAGGAAATTCCTCAATATAAGGCATACAATAAGGGCTTCAGCTCTCTTACAAACGTTGAACTTGTTTCTCTTGTCATTAATCGTGGTTCGGGTACACGTCAGAGTATAGAACAGGCACGGCAAATTTTAAATGTCATGGATGGCAGTTTGCGAAATGTAAGCAAAAGCCGTATTGAGCAGCTTCAAGTTGTGCAAGGTATCGGTGATTGCAAGGCTATAGCCCTACAGGCTGCAATAGAACTTGGCAGACGTTTTGCCGAAGAAAGTACAGAACAGGTACGGCTTGACAGCGCAGAGGCTATATATAGACATATACGCCCTCGCATGATGTCGCTTGACCATGAAGAAGCTTATGTTTTGCTGATGTCCAATAATTTCGGCTTGATTAAGACGGTACGGATAAGCAGTGGAGGGATAACAGGAACAGCAGTAGATATAAGGCAGGTCGTTAAAGAGGCTTTGGTCTGTAACGCCACGGTTATAGCTCTTTGTCATAACCACCCGAGCAACAACACCACGCCAAGCAGCAACGATAACCATATAACGCAAGGACTGCAAAAGGCATGTGAGACAATGCAGCTTCACTTTCTTGACCATGTGATTGTAACCGACAATGATTATTACTCATATATGGAACACGGGAAAATCTGAAAAATCAGCCACCTTATATAATATAGGGTGGCTGAAAATTTTGGCTCGCCGACATTTCCGTATGCACGGGCATCCGAAAATGTCGGCGAGTAAAGAAGAAAAAAGTCTACTTGTATCGACTTTTTGTTTTAATTCATTATCTTTGTAGCGAAATTCATTCCCAAACGAATTTCGTACCTATTGGGGAAGTGACGTATCTGTTATGTCGCTTCTCCTTTTTTTATCGTATTTTTACAGCTTTCTGTATCTTTTTATATTTGCTGAAAAAAGATACGATGATTACTATTAAGGACAGTCTTTCAGGCTCGTATTTCTCTTGCACCATACCTGACGTGTCGTTCTCTATTGATGGGTATAGAGCAGCTGTTGTCATCAAGATAGACGACAACGAGATATATAATGAATATCTGTATCCTGTTGATGGTGATATCAGCATTGTTGACATCGGTTCCCTGGTCGCTTCATACGTAAAGCGCACATTGCGCTCTGCCATGCAGATTACAATCAAGGAAGAATATGAAAATTCCGATACGTCATATACTGCTGAAATATCAGCAGATATCAACTATTGTGCTGCCGATTTCGGTACTACTGCAGCAGAGTTTATAGAGAATCATTTTCTGTCTGTGCTGTTGGGCGTGAAAATCACTTCCTTGGGTAGACTTGAGTATCTGCATTATATAGGCACTGACGATGCAGTCGCCACGGCTTATTACAGCGACGGCTCCAAGAAGGATTTCCAACTCCTGCCAATCGGAGGCAATGACAAATATACCACAATCGACACTTCGCCGTCACAGTTCTGCATTGATGGCAAAACGTTGGCTGCATATACGATACAGGCAGGAAAGCGGACACAGGAATATCAGCTGGATTTCACCGTTCCGGACTGCGCTCCTGTACTCATATTTGACAATTCCTTCGGTGTGGAGGAATTGCTTTATTGCACGGGTACACAGACTGTATCTCCATCATATAAACGAGATTCTGCCTTTATCGGTAGGGTGCAGAAGAACTACAATACCAAGGAGACCAGAACTTTCAAGGCGGACACCGGCGTTCTGAACTTTGCAATGGCAAACTGGGTTGATGAACTCTTCCGCTCTGATTCTGTGCGGATCGTCAACTTCTATAACGGACATCCGAATGTCGGGAAGGAAATTGTCATTACAGAATCGAAGTCGGAGTATGACAATAATGATGATACTCTGCCGCGTTTTACCTTCAGCTACGAGTACGCACAGCGTAACCACAATGTGGTTGACCTGCAGCGCGCCGGGAGAATCTTTGACAATACGTTTGACTATACTTTCAACTGATGGATATGAGATGCAGACCGTATGATTCAGGTAGACGTGGCGTAATTCATTTCTCCGAGATGCTTCACCTCATAGCTATCGCCGAAGAGCGACGGCAGACACTCAACGTAAAAGCGTGGGAGAGTGACGGGAACATCGTGGAATACCGTGGGTGGCTCGTTCATCACGACTATTGGAGGGGTGGATATGTGCGGTTGAAGAACCCACTCAATAACCAGCTCCGGCTTGTTCCGCAGATTTTTATTTTTGAAATAAACAACTTAACCGTATATTTATGACGAAAAACAGATACAGACTACAACAGACAGGTCGCAAGGGGGATGCTTCTGTATATAGCATCGTTCCATGTGGAATAGGATATTCGATGGCGACAGACAGTCTCAATTCCGAGTACGGCCAGGACAGCAATACCGTGTTTGACGATGGCGGACCAGACGCTGACGTGCAGAATGTGCCGATAACGGTGCGTGGTAGAGAATACAGATATGTGCCATGGGGACTGGATGACAAATTGCCATACATGTTGAAAGGGCAGCTGCTGTCGAATATGATTACGGCGCAATGCCAGTCTTTCAACATCATCAGCTGCTACGGTCAGGGATTGCGCTTCGTTGATCGTATGACAAGGAAAGATATAACGGACGAGGATATCCGCAGCTTCTGTCTGAGCAACTCCCTCCATGAGGTGTTCATGGAGCAGGCGACGGACATGAAGTTCTTCTTTTTCAGCGTGACGGTAATAATATTAAATAGGGAAGGTACAAAGATTGTACAAATCAGGAACAAAGACGCTGTCAACTGCCGTATGGAATACGCGCCGTCCACCAAATCTGGGGAGATTGAGCACGTATTCTACGGCGATTGGCGGTATGGATCGAGAGACGAGGACAATATCGAAGTGATAGAGCTGCTCGACTATTGGAACCCGTTGGGGGACCTGAGGGTGCGTCTCGGAATGGAGCGCGACCCTCGGACTGGAGAGATTCGCAAGGCTACGAAAGTTCGCAAGTTCGCCATACTGTCACGAATGCCGACTCCAGGGTGCCAGTACTATCCTATTCCGTATTACAGCAGCATCTTCCGTGATGCTTGGCTCGACATATACAGATTGATTGGTATCGGCAAACGCTATATGATCAAGAACACCTCTGCTCCTCGTGTACAGATTGAGGTGCACAACGATTACTGGGATTCTGTCTGCGACAGCGAGAATATTCAGGATGAGGACAAACGCGTGGCTCGTAAGCTCCAGGAGAAACAGAACATCATCGACTTCGTTACGGGGGTGGAGAATGCCGGCAAGGCGATAGTGAGCGGATACTATGTTGATCCTAACGGCAAGGAGAACCGCATGGTGCGTATTCAGCCGATTAATGATGCTTCCAAGAAAGAAGGCGGAAACTGGAGCGACGACATGTCGGAGGCAGCCAACGCTCTGTGTTTTGCTTTCGGCATTCACCCGAATCTGGTTGGTGCCACACCGGGCAAGAGTCAGATGAACAACAGCGGCAGCGACAAGCGCGAGCTGTTCACGTTGAAACAGTCGCTTGAAAAACCTTTCCACGACGTGATGGCGAAGCCTTACCACGTCATACTGCATTTTAACGGATGGTCGGAGAAGGCTACAGTAGACGTACCGATGATTATGCTAACTACACTCGACGACAACAAGGATGCGAAGAGTGTGACGGGTAACAGTAATTCTTCTAACAATAATAGCGATGATGACAATTAACAAAGAGGATTTCGAGAAGGCGTTGCCTGTCGGGGTAAGCGCACATGACGAAGTGTTTGAAGCGGTGTCTCCTGAATGTGCGTTACAGGAGGAACTATATAATATGAGCCTGCTTGGAGATGAGGGTGTTAAAATCATCACTGAAGCTGGAGACGGCTCTTTTGTCGTCTCACAGTATAAACGTCTTGTCTGCATATCGGCTTTTCTTGCTGTCTTCCGGCAACTTGACCTCGTTCTCACGCCTACTGGCTTCGGCGTAGTAAGTAACGAAAATGTTAGCCCGGCATCCAAACAGCGTGTGGATGCCCTTGAAGGACAGTTGCGGACTGTTCAATGCAAGGCTCTTGCGGTTCTTGTCAACTTGCTACGGTCTGAATCTTGGGGAAAATCGCAGCAGGCTCTGAATTGTATCCGTCATCTCTATACCGGCTACTCTTTTTTCTCCAATGCCAAATCTGCAGCAGTGACGTATCAGGACTGGCAGAATATACAACCTGCCATTGAGGATGCTGATGAGTTTCTGCGTACGCGTATCTCTGACGAGCTGATGGATGATCTGCTTGAGAATTTTAGACAAGGCAAAGAGGGTGAAAGTCTTCAGATTGCAAAACTCGTATCAATGATACAGACTTTTACTGACGCTTGGAGCCGTAAAGGCTCAGACGCAGCACGACAACCTGTATTCAGACGCTTGATGCGGATTGTTGAAGATAATCCGGAGGAATTTGAGTTATATTTTAATAGCAACGCTTATAAACGCAACCATCATGAGACTTTTCAAAACACTAAAGACTCGACGGCCTTCGTTTTCGGAGGCTGACGGATCGATATCGCTCGCAGCTCCTAAGTCGTGGACGGATCTGTCGCAAGAGCAGCTTCATTATGTGCTGACCCTCCTTGCTACTTTTAGTGACGCTACGGTTGTGAAAACCTATATGCTCGTAAGGTTTTCCGGTATTCATGTTCTTCGCAAAGACAGATACGGATGGATTTGCTGGATGCGCAGCTCGTGGTGGCGGAAGAAACGCTTCTTTACTGTCCAGGCATGGCAGATACAGAGCTTGTTGGAACAATTGGCATACATCGACTCGTATGTGTCTATGGATGTCAGATTGTGGGAGGTTGATGGCTTTCATGCGGTCGATCGTCTCCTTCATGGTGTCCGGTTCCTCGACTATCTTAATGCTGAGAAATACTATCAGGCTTACAATGCAAACAATGACGAGCGGATGATCGAAAAACTGGCATCGATTTTATATCGCGGCAAAAAGGGGAAAATGCCTGCTCGGATGAAGCTGTCGCCCGGGGAACTGCTTGGAGTATACCTATGGTATGCGCACATTAAAAGCGTCTTTTCACGTGAATTTCCCAACTTCTTCAAGAGGCTGCCTCTCGATGAAACCGACGATTTCGATGTTCTCAAGGCGATGAACACGCAAATCAGGGCTCTGACGGATGGGGATGTAACTAAGGAACAGGAGATTTACAACATTGACTGCTGGCGCGCACTGACCGAACTTGACCAAAAGGCACGCGAAGCAGAGGAGTTCAAAAAAAGAATGAAAAAATAATGGAAACCGACAATACATTTAATGCTCTTGCATATTTTGAGCATCTCGCAAAGACAAACCGCCTTGCTAAGGATAATGCTTTCCATCCCTGCTTCTGCAGTGGACCGGAGAGTATAGATGGTGTCATGCAGAGCTTTCGTAAGCAGAAGAATTTCATCATGATAGATGATACCACGTCGCAGAATACTTATTCGCGTGGCGTTACGTTCTTTGACAAGAATGTATATACTGTGTTCATCCTTGCTCATTATCGTATTGATGATATGCAGGATAGACAGGAGAAACTTGAACTCTGCCGCAGGATTTTCCGACAATTCCACTCCAGGATGATTTTTGACAAGGAGAACATGGATTATGGGGATGTGATGGAATGGCTTGACGTGTCATCGATATACAGTCGAGAAATGTCTCGATACTCTATGAATGGTGTGACCGGGCTGTATTTCATGGTGAACAATGATGAGCCTGTTGATCTGACTTACGATTCTAATGAATGGGAGGATTAACGGATGGGACTGATGAAACGCTCCATGGAGAACCGGCAGGCTATAAAGCGTGGCGGATCTCTGTTCAAGTTCTCTCAAGACGAACTTGATGCTTATAACCATGGATGGTCGGAATTTATGGTCGATATCCTGCAGGAGCAAATCGACAGACTGAAGATTTCAGATTCCGGCAGCTTGTACTCTTCTATAAAGGAGCTTGTTCAGACCGGAACGGTAACGACTATTGAGCACCGATTCCTGATGTACGGTATTTATGTGGCTGCAGGCGTGGGAAAAGGTTTTGTCCATGGCAACGGAGGCGATTTGCTCTTCATGGGGGATATGTACAGGCAAATGCATGGGGAATATAGCTCCCGACAGGTGGGTGCTGGACTGTCGGAAAAAGCGATGAAATCGCCGAAATTCGCACATATAACAGTGCGACACGGACAGAATGCCGGCAAGGAAGCTGCTCTTACATCGGGAAATACTCGTCAGCGCAGGGATTGGTTCTTCAAGAAATATTATTATTCTCTGCGTCGCCTTAACGAGACGAATGCTGCTTTCTTCGGACAGGCTTATCAAGGCCTTACGTCTACATTCCTTGATACGATGTTTGCCTCGCTCGACTCCGACAAACGTACCGTAAGGTCTAACCGGTTCTGAGATTTTGTATTTTAATGGCTCATTCACGTATCTTATCTTTGCCGTAAAAATAATTGCATTATGTCCGATTCAACTCAAGTCATTGAACAGCTCCGCGCTTTGTTCACATCCATCAGGGATGAACGACGTACTTATGCCAATACCGCTACACGTATCGGCAATGCTTTTCTTGCTCTGCTGTCGTATCTTGACGACTCCCCGTTCTTGCACAAGGACAGGGAGGATACTGCAATGTATCTGCTCCGGCTGCTGCAGGGGTGCATTATCGGGGAGAGCGGACAGATTACTCTTTCGCCGGATGGTAATATATCTTGCGGTTCGATACACGTCAACGGGTCTGCGGTCTTTGATGAGCTCGTGTTCAACCATCAGAATGTACTGGAGGGTGATACGTACTTCACTGACCGTTCCATCATTGAAACCGTGGAGCATACGGATATCGGACAATATACCATTACGTTCCGTAAGGAGCATGACAATGACAGGACTACTTTCCACGTGAATGATATTCTTCTCGGCAGGGTCAATAACCTCGATGTTGGTAGGACTTTCCGTTCCTTCTGGCTGAGAGTTGACAGCGTGGACAAGGATAATAATACGGCAGTGTGTTCCATGTATGCCGACAAGGATGTGCCTGGAGGAGTAAACTATACACCGTCTGCCGGAGCAAGGGTCATTCGTTGGGGTAATACCGTTGACAAGGCGAGGCAGAGCGTATGGTTCGTTTCATCGAATGATGGCAGATGGCTGTTCCTGCAGGGGGTTAATAAGCCAATATTGGATGATAGTGAGAATGGGTCTAATTATGCCGGTTTCATCGGATTGCCTCCGGAGATTGCCGCCACCAAGGACTTGCTGAAGCGTGGCATTATTACAGCCGACCAGCCATATCTCTATTTCCGCGGTATAATGGTGCAGGACTTGATAAAGGTCGATTATCAGGGCAACCCTGAGTACACGGCTCGCGACTGCGGACAATGGAACGCTTCACGCAAATATATCCGTGGATATGACGAGAAGGCTCGCGGTTACTATGTTGACCGTGTATGGTGGGGTGGTTGCTACTGGGAGTGCTCGGTTCCTCAGTCTTCCGGAAGCGAACCTCGTTATGGCAACACCGACTGGACTTGCTTGATTGGTGGAGGGAACATGTCTGTCACTATCGTATCTTCAATGGGCAACTTCTTCAGGGCCGGTACTCATTGGCAGACTGACCTCGTGGCAACAGTGCGCAATGCCGAGATGGTCCTGACTGATGCGGAACTGGAGCTTGCCAACATCACGTGGCTGCGCATCAGCGACGATGAGGACGGCGACTTGGCTTGGAACATTAAGCATCCTACGGGGTCTGTGGGGCTTACGCTGCATGTGGACTCGGGAATCGATATCCCTTCGGTCTGGGGCGCAGGCAGTTCCGTGGGCTTCAAAATCATAATAACACTTCCCGACGGAGGGGATGTCTCTACTACTTATTCTATTGTTAATTAATAATATTCCAATATGAAACTGAAGGTTACTGGTGGTAGGGTGGTTCATTCGCCGCTATCATATTCTTTTAACATGCTCGAGCTTGGCGGTAGCTACATACAGAAGTATGATGCCGTGTCGGGAACGTATATTCCGGACCGCAATCTTACTCCTTACACCATGAAACCGCAGCTTGTAATCTCTGATCCTGACGGTAATATTCCTGCAGGTGAATATTCTTCTGCACTTGTCAATGTGTTGTGGAAGGTTACTCTCTACAAAAACGGGAAAGGAACATCTCTTTCTATGGGAAAAGACTATGTCGTTGACACTGTGAATGCGTTGAAGGTATTGCGTAACGTTGCTGTTGATGAGACGGTGTCGGTCGAGTTTTCGGCGGACTACCTTAATAAGGTTCGTTCTGAAACAGCTCATTTTTCTTGGAGCAAGACTCTGTCAACGATGGAGGAGACTTCTGTTAATTTGTCTCTTGAGGTAAGGGCACCTCATAAAATGGATTTTTCCCCTTTCAAGAGGTATGGCAAGTTTCCCATCGAGGCTGTGCTAAGAAATGGTTCGGATGTCGTTGATGAGGGTAAATGTATTTACAAATGGCAGACGTTCGATGATGACAACAAGGTATGGAGGGACATCGATGATACGGATGACCTTTGGTATGTTTCTGGAAAGTCGGGCCCATGTATCGTTGTTGACCAGGATTTCCTGCAGCACACACTGCTCAGAATTGTTGCTTACGCTAAAGCTTATCCCGATAGTGTCTTCTCGGATGCGATATTATTGCGCCGGTGGTACGGCCAATGGGAGGACACTCCGCAGTTTTTGTATGCTAAGTTCCTGCAAAATGGCATGAGGAAGACTGCTGTGTCGGTGAAAATCACAAACAGGCAGGGTGACGTAGCCAATCCGTTCAAATTCTTCGATGTGGAATTGTTCTACAGATCTTCACCGCAGGCTAAATGGGAGAGCATGGGTAATGTCACAGAGGCTGTCGTTGATGGGGAAAAACTTACTGCTAATCATGAGGTGGGCGACATCTGTCGCGAACTCTCGGCTTTCCAAAGGATTCTGATGCCTGACGGAACGGAACTGCAGGATGCTGCCGGACTACCGATAACAGCACAGTTTCCTACTTCCGCAAAGGAGGTGGAATAACGCTGTTTTTCAAGTTTATGATTTACAAACAATTTAAACGGAGCAACAATGGATTACTTTATCATTCCAAACAGCTTGGCGGAAAGGCTTGGCGTAAAGGAGACAAGACTGGGAAATAATTATGTCGGATACCTCGTGAATTCCGGAGATTTTGCCAGCATGGACTCACAGGAAGCAGTCAGACTCGGAGCGAGGAAGGTTAACATAAAGGAAGCTAAACAATTCATCGATAAATTATAGAATATGAACAATATTTCGGCTATTGACCATCTTTATGCATTTGAGGATGGCGACACTATCACACCAGGAATGGGCGTGAGATGGGTGAACGGAGAAACAGGACTGGGACTGCAGCAATACTGGAACCCTACAACAGGAAAGGTTATAGCTACTGATTTCAAGGAGCATCCGGTGATGCTGTATCCACAGCCTTACTCGTCAAAGAAGGGGGCTGTCGTACTGCCGGAGGCTAACGGACAGCAGTGGTACTACGGCAACATTTCCACTGAAGGGGGTATCCTTCAGGATGGTGCCGTCAAAGAGAAATTCAAAAACTTGTTTGAGGTGGCTACTGTTGAGGTGAACGGAAAGAAATTTCCGGCACTGAAGATAAAGGATAATCTCGCAACAGCGGAGGATCATACCGACAAGTACATATATTACTCGTCCTCGTATGACGGAAAGACGTTTGTTTGCCAGCAGCTCATTCCTATACAGCAGGCTGTGGGCGAGGCTTACCAGGTTCTGATATCTGTTGAAGGCGCAAGCGGTAGCGGTGACAACGTATTGTCGGAGGATAACGACTGGATTAAATTCTCGGCGTCTCTGCTGCGTACCGGAGAACCTGTTGTCGGCGACATTACTTTTGTCTGGCAAAGATTTGATGGAGGAGAGTGGAAAAACATGTCCACGATTGAAAACGTGCAGGAGGTTTCGGCAAACTCTCTGAAGGTATATGACGCTGCCGTGGAGGGCGTGGACCTGTTTCGCTGCGTAGCCGGATACGCAGGAAAGACGTACTACGGCATGTGCGAGGCTACTGATATACACGACCCGTATTATATTGACAAAGGGTGTTCCAATCCATCTGGCTCGGTAAGTATTGGAGAGACCGTCACATACAATCCGCAGGTTTATGAAAGGGCTTCTGGAGAGGTGTCTTCCGGATGGAGATTCGCCTATTCCTTTACAGACAGCGAGGGTAATGCAGTTTCAGATGTTACGGAAAAGACTCTTACATACGACAACATCAAGAAGCACAACGGACTTGCTGTTAGAATTGAGGCATCCAAATAAATATGTAGCTTATGGCGAAGATTTCAGCAATAGACAAGTTGGTCCCGGCTCCTGAAAATGGAGCCGACGGCAAGCCTGCAGTATCGTATTTCATGACAGCGTCAAGGACTGCGATAACGGTCAATCGTGGTTCTATGCCCGATATTGACAGTATCATTGTGCGAGGGTGGAAAATCGTTGGCAATGCTGCTCCCGTGGAGGTAAGGTATACTTACCAGGAGAACCATGACCTCGCTGATATGGGTGGCGGTTATGCAAAGAGGGGATATCTGCCTTGTACTATTCAGATGTATGATTTATTGCAGGACTTTGATAATGGCTTGTCTTGCATTCATTTCGATATGTTTCTCCCGGACACTAATCGTAAGGTGGTGGCATCTATCGATATCGCTTTTATATACAACGGCACGGATGGTAAGGACGGGAAAGACGGAACGTCTTTCACAGTCAAGGGTAATGCCGTTGAATGTGTCGGAGAGTCTGAAGATATTGATAGAAGTATCGTCGGAAATCATCTTGTTTCCCGTGGCAGTAATGGCACGCCTGAGGTTATTACCGTGAAAAACGATATGTCGGTGTCTTCTTCTACTCCTGAGCTTGGTGATGCTTACATCATCGACTCGCGCATCTTTGTCGCTCTGGCTACAAGATGGGAGGATCTTGGCGAATTCCGCGGACCGCAGGGGGCTGTCGGACCGCAGGGACCACAAGGGGATGCGGGACCGCAGGGTCCTATGGCTTATCTTGCCGGGGAATGGCAACGGAATGTAACGTACACGAGGGATAAGTATTCAATGCCTGTCGTAAGGTATAATGAAGCTTATTGGTATTTGAAAAAGGAAACAAGTGTCCTTGGCTCAGAGCCTAACGCAAAAAGCCTTTATTGGGAATTGCTGATGGAAAACGACATCGTTTTCTCCAAAATCGTAATGGCGGAGTTCGGAAAATTAGCGTCTGCTGTCTTTTCAGGTGCGTATATGCTGTCACAGTATGGCAAATTGAATGGACAGACTGTTGACGGCAATTCAAGTGTGAAGGATACGGCGTATACCAATTTCTCGGCTTCGAATCCTGAAGGTGGGGCTTTCGTGCCTAACTTGTTCATCAATTTCCTTACTGGGTACTTGTGTGCCATGAATGCTAAGATTAAGGGCGAGATTGAGGCAGAGAGGGGGAGTATTGCCGGATGGAGATTCTCGCAGGGGCAACTCGGCAGTAAGGATTACGGCATGTCTCTTTCTGACAGTTTAATACAGTTTGTCGGCAATAATATGTCGGCTCTGTTTGGACTTTGGGATAACCTGGGGTATCCGACTATGCAAGTGTTGGAGAATATTGAGCCGAATAGTGTAGGAAAATGTGGTATCCATTTCAATCTCCGGGGCGCTGTCGGGCATCCTAATTTCGCATTCAAAGGAAATGGAGATGGCGTCCTTAATGGACTGGTGACTGGCTATTCTTTCGAGACACTCACCCTGTCTGCCGATTCTTTCTATCAAATCGGCGATGGAATCCAACCGTTGAAGAGTAACAAAATCTATATCAAGGCTCTCGTTTCGACTCCTTATTTGATGTTGCCGTCACTTCATGTCATGAGGGAGACTCTTGCCGTAGAAGAAAGCACACCATTTTCAGTTCGGCTTACCCTCATGGCGGAAATCGGTTCAGAAGCCTATAGGGTGTATGGCCGCAATAAGATAAAAGCTGGCTCGCAGCTGTTATGGGATAATGACAATTATCCTGTGCTCACGGATTACGATGCGAACAACTATGAATTTAAAAGTATGGCCAAGGGTGACTGCATGGAGGTGGAGCTGTGCTACAACCCGTCGATTACGGCAACCGTCGGTGGCTATTCTGCAAAATATACAGCAAGGATTTTAAATATTAATACATAACATTATGGGAAATAAAGCAACTAAATTACCGGAGATTGAAGAGCTGCAGAATATAAGCAGTTCTGTCAGTCTGCTTGGCTACGACCGGAGGACTAACAAGACAGGCTTTGTACCGCTGCCGTCTGTCACATCCAAAACGGCATATTGTGGAGTGCGCTTCCGTAAAGACAGCGCCTCACCTGAAGGGGAACCTTTCGGCGATTTGGAGATGCTGGCGAACCTTCCGTCAATTCTAGGGCTTGGTGGATATCTCGTACAGAATGATCATTCTCGGCGTAAGCTTGCTGCTGACTCGCATTTCAAATTCGCATCTGGGGGAGCGGCTAAACTTGATGGTACGATGGGACATTACCATTGGGGATGGAACATTCCATGGTATTATGCTCACTGGGAGGATGACATATTTGAGTATGAAGCATTGTCTACAGCGCCGATGTCCGGAAAATGGAACTATAAGATACCGGTGGCTTCCATGTCGGCTTCAGGGGCGGCCGCTCTCGACAGGACGAATAATATCCTTGTCAGCTTCTGTAACAGAACGGCGCAATACCGTGGCGGTACAAACGACGCTGCACTTGATACGAAATGGAATACTATGCTCGGGAAGCCTGTGGTTAACGTAAATTCTGAGTTGCTGCAGGATTATGCTGAAAAAAATGGTACACATTGGGGTGCCTCTATGAGTTGTATGGTTTTCGCTCTTGCAGCTCTCTGCAGAATCATTTTCCACAATAGGGATATTCAGGCTGCATACAAGGCGGAACTTACTGCTGAAGGACTGCGACAGGGCGGGCTCGGAACAGGAGTAGACAATTTGTCTGGGTCGTTCGGCAATCAATTCGCAACGGTTGACATTGATGCTCTTGCAGACAAAGGGGATGCCTTGGGAGTTTTCTCTCTGTCTATTGACAAAGGGGACGGCACCACGCAGAAGATAAACAACATTCCGTGCTTCTTCGGCCTTAAGAACTTTTATCACTACGTCTGGGTGATGCAGCATGGGAATATCATCTCATTCAATGCTGACAAGTCTGCAGACGTGTATGTCTTGAAGAAATGGACTTCTGTTGCAGTAAACACCTCTGATACAAGTGGATTCACCAAAATTGGAACTATTCCTGCAGTCAGTGCGGCCAGTTGGGTTTTCACCAAAAAGATGAATCTGGACAATATGAATATGTTCCCGCTTGAATTCGGAGCATCGGCTTCGACCTTTTACGGTGACGGATTCTATCATCCGGCTATTACCTCCGGTCTTCGCGGTCTTGTCGCTCTCGGCACTGCTGGCTTTGGTGGCGATGCTGGCGTGGGCTGCCTCTTTGGTGTCCCTGCGCCCTCGAGTGCCTGGGCGGACATCGGCGCGTTCCTCTGCGAAGCAGAAGAGGACTGGAATATGCAAGCGGCCTGGGTGGAATAAGCTGCCTGAGATGGCTCTGCTGACAAGGGGGGGCGCAGAACCCGGAGTACACCGCCGCGACTTTAGGAGCGGCTCGTACCGTGGGCGACCCCTTTTATTCATCGTTCTTTGATTTATTTCGTGTCAAATTTGGACATTTGCTAAAATGTGATTAACTTTGCATTGCAGTAATATTGCAGGTAGAACTCCTTAGCTCCGGTCTTCGCGGTCTTATCGCTCTCGGCAATGCTGACAATGGTGGCAATGCTGGCGTGGGCTGCCTCAATGGTAACAATGCGCCCTCGAATGCCAGGACGAACATCGGCGCGTTCCTCAACAATAATCGAATATAGGAGTGAGCCTCTCCCATTTGGAGAAACATATCGCAAGATGACGGAGAGACCCGTAACCGCTTTTGGTGAGCGTCATACCCGTCGGTCTAATATTGCAGACCAACAGACCCGTAATAGGAAATGTATATTTCCGCAGACCCCGATTGATCCGAATTTTGTACTTTATCATTAACCCATTATGCGAAGAATTCGTGATACAGGGGAGATGTCCGCAGATATTGTGCGCAAGGCTTTCGACAAATACAGCGAGAATAAACACAATCGAAAGAATGTCAGGCGATATGAGAGTTGTCTTGATGAGAATCTTGATTTAGTGCTACGGCAACTTGTTGATGAGTCATGGACTCCATCCCCTTACATAGAGAAGACGATTTTCGAGAAGAAAATGCGGAGACTTGCCAAGGCTCCTATTCGTGACCATGTCCTGGAGGCTGCTGCTATCTTTCCATACGAAAAGCAATTGTATGACTATATAGCATGGCAGGTACCGGCGGTGCGGCCGGGGATGGGGCAGTCTGCACTGTTGCGGCATCTACGCAACTTGCTGTTCGGAAATAGTCAGGAGGACATGGCTTACAATCTTTCCATGGATGCCCACCATTTCTTTCCGCTTATGGATCATGACATACTGAAGCGGCAGATATCAAGAAAAGTAAAAGACGGCAAGCTGCAGCGTCTCCTCTACAAAGTGGTGGACAGCTACTCGCTGGGCGCTCCGCTCGGTATCAAGGTGTCGCAGATCTTCGGAATGCTCTACCTTGCAGACTTCGACAGACTGGCAATGAGATTCTTTGATATCGGCAACGACACGGAAAAATTGCACTATTGGACTTCCAAATATATCGAGGGGCGTATCGCTACGGCGAAGACAACGGAGGATTATCGCGAACTCTGCCGTGGCCCACAGTATCTTGCCGAAGTGTTCAGGAGGTATGTGGAAGAGGGATTGCCGAACTACATCAGGTTCGTTGACAATATTATCTTCATACATCCGGACAAAACGGTACTCGGCATCGTGAAGATTATAGCTACTGCGACGCTCGCCTCTAAATATCATGTCGCGATAAACAAGGACTACAACGTGCGGCCCACGTATATGGGAATTCGTATCTGCGGTTATGTATTCTACCACGACAGAGTGTTGCTCGCCATAAGAAACAAACACGTACTCGCAAGCCATGTGGCACGATTGAAGAAGAAAAATATTCCGGAGGAGGAAATAAGGATAAGGCAGGCTTCCCGATTCGGGTACGCCAAACATGTCAATTGTATTAATCTAATTAAAAAAATAGGTATGGAAAATAGTTTGGGAAAAATTATCAGACGAAGAAGAATCAGACCGCCGTTTGAGGGTATGAGACCGGAACAGAAGGAGGCTTTCTCCAGAATCTGTTCAATGTTGGCCGAACCTTGCGGGGGAGACTGTCCGAAAACTATAGCCACGTAG